CCTATGACACTTGGGTTGCAGCCAAACAATCTCTGATCTCCCACGGGTACATGTCGGGGGAGCACTACATCATGCCCCGCGCTCGTAAGGTTAGGCCGAGGCCGCCGGGGTTGTGGGGGCCAAAAGCACTCGTCTGGATGAGGTTCTCAGCCCCACATATCGGCCCAATCAGTATCGGCTCAGTCCACTACACCACCAAAAAAGGTGTCGGTGGCGCGGTCAAAAAGCGGTACTACGACCTCAAGTTCGTCCGCGCAATCCGCGAGTGGGGCCGAGCAAAGTCTCGTGGCGTGGCAATCTCGTTCATCGGCGGTGACTTCAACCTTCGGGCAAAAGCTGGCTGGTTCTACGGCAAGGCCCCGTATGTCTCATGTTGGACTGACCTGAAGAAATACCCGAGCACTGGCCACGGCAACATCGACGGTATTGCTCGCAACCGCACCGACACGCGGGTCAAGTGCCTGTCAGCTCGTGTAGTCACGGATAAAGAACTACGCTTGAATACAGACCACTATCTCGTGGAGACGGTCTATCAAGTGGGAACTTTGTTCTGATGGGTTGGGGGGATGGACGTTTCCGGAAACGTAGCCGAAGTCAGCGCTGCGTTCACAGCACTCAGTGAGTCCGAGCAACTAGAGGTAGCCTCCCGCCTACTGGAGATCCAGCAGAGTGGGTGGAAGCCGTTCTGGTGCCCAAACCCCAAGTGTGATGGGTTCCCCCACAAGTTGCCGGATGGCTCCATAGACCCCAAGTGGGCGCACAACCACGCTCGGGTGGATCAACGACTCCCGCCATGGCAGGAAGCGTGGATCATGGCGGTGCTGTCAGGGCGTGGCGCTGGCAAGACCACTACCGGCGTCGAGTTCGCTACCTTGGCGTCCCGTAAGGGATTGACTGGTGCGATCCTTGGGCGTCGCGGAACCGAGATCATCAATACCCATGTGGCTACGATCATCGAGCGGGCGCATCCTGAGTTCGTCCCTGTCTATCGGGGGAGCAAAGACATTTTGGAGTGGCCGAATGGTGCGATCACGTACTTGTTCTCTGCGGAGAAGCCGGACAACATCCGTTCGGTGAACCTGAGCTGGGCTTGGGTGGATGAGGCCGCGCACATGCCTTTCATCGAGACTGCGTGGGCGAACCTGAAAATGGCTACCCGAGTCAAGTCTCCTGGAAACCCTATCCACATTCTCGTGACTTCGACCCCGACTCCGACTCCGTGGATGATGAAGCTGGAGGACGACCCTTCGGTCGAGATCCGACGGGTGAGCACGTATGCGAACCGAGCCAACCTGTCCGAGGATTTCATCAAGGACATGGAGAAGGACTACGAGGGCACCCGCCTCGGTCGCCAAGAGTTGTACGGCGAAGTGCTGCGCGACGTGGAGGGGGCTCTGTGGAATGACGACATGTTCATCCATCTTCGGCTCACTGACCCTTCGGCTTTCAGCGATCTGCTCGACTCCATGGACGACATCGTGGTGGCGGTCGATCCAGCGGGTTCCAAAGGCCCGCGCTCGGATGCCACCGGCATCATCGCGGTCGGTATCCAGCACACTGACGAGAACGGGGAGAGACTTTCCGCGAGTCGGTTCTACGTGATCGGGGATGCCACGGTGAAGGGGACTCCGACTGAATGGGCTGAGCAGGTGTTTGCGCTGGCTGGCGCGGTTCGGGCCACGAGGATCATCGCGGAGAAGAACTACGGCGGCGCGATGGTCGAGCAGGTTCTTCGTGATTACGCGAAGTCGCATGTGGTAGAGGCCACCACCTTCGATGGGGACGACTACCGGATTGAGGTCGCCCACGCGGTCAAGTCCAAGGAGACCCGAGCGGAAGGCGCTGTCGGCAAGTACGAGCAGGGCCGTGTGACTCATGTCGTGTCGTCGGGGAAGTACGGAGATCTGTCCTTGCTGGAGAAAGAACAGTGTGGGTGGGTTCCGAAATCTCGCGGCGGCAGGTTCCCCTCCCCGAACCGGGTGGATGCGCTTGTCTGGGCGATCAGGGCTGCCGAGGACAAGGTTCGGTTCAAGGCCGCTACCGCCACTCCGCACGGCGCCTTCGAGAAACTGCGCCGAGCCCCGAGCAGGGGTTTATTTGGCCGATCTTCCTGAGCATTGTGTGGTACGGTATCTAGATGTCTGACACAGAGGATGAATACCCAAACGTAGGCGTAGCGATCAGCACTACCGGCGACCCTCATCGGCTCCCGTTCTTGGAGTCGAACACCCTCCGGTGGGTGGCCGCGATGCCCCCTTCGGCCCCAGTGTTCGTGACCGTGGACGGCGACGAGGAAGCCGCGGAACGGGCAGCAGCCATCCTCCGAGAATCTCCTCTGGACATCCTCCACTCCGTCCCTGTCTACCGAGTCGGGCAACCTTTCGGGAAGAAAGAGATCCGCGAGGGCCGCATGGGGGTGGCGGTGAACAAGAACACCGGATTGTCCCTGTTGATGGACGCGGGAGTGGATCACCTGTTCTTGTCCGACGACGACTCAGGCCCTTTGCAGTCGATTGCGTGGAAAGAGCTGGTGGCTCTTTCCGAGGATCACGGCATCGAGCACTCAATGGTGTGCTGGGGGCGAAACCGGAAGCTCCCCTCCCGCGCAGGCGACCCCTGCGCCACGTGGTCGTGGCCACGAGGCGCGGTGATGTACGTGAGCCGGAGAGCCGTGGGATTGATCGGGGGTTTCGTGGAAGCTTTCGGCCCGGGGGGTCACGAACACGTCGAATGGTCTAACCGAATCCACCGCGTAGGGCTGACCCCGGCGCCGTACTGCTCACCGAAAGAGCATGCAGGGAGCAACGGGGCAGGGGCTCGGAGATTGTGGCATTGCTCCGACATGCCCAAGCTTGGGGAACCCCTCGGGGATTTTCGTTTCCGGAAACGCCGGATAACCAGTGTGCGCCGCCTTGACGGGGATTGGGAAAAGATTGAGGAGCGGATGAAAAGCTTGGAAGGGGCCACTCATTTTGTTCCGTACTACGAAACGCCAAACAGCAGGCTGTCGGCTACTCTAGTTCCAGTATCCGACAGCCAAGGAGCCGGAGGACAGTAGTGGATATGGCGGAATGGGCGGCAGTCGCTCTCGTCACGGTGCTCAGCAGCGCCCGAATCACGCGCTTCCTCACCTTCGATTCATTCCCGCCGATGTCCTGGGTCAGGAACCTCTACGCCAAGTGGACAGACGGTTCTGACTGGATGCTGCTGTTCTTCTGCGCCTTCTGCATGAGTGTCTGGGTGACTGCCTCTGTGGTGCTTGCTGGATGGCTCAGTGACTGGCACCCAGCGTGGTGGCTGGTGAATGGGATTTCTGGGGGGTCGTACGTCGCTGCGATGATCCAGATTCGTGACGGCGACGATTTTGAGGACAAGTCCTGATGGCGAGACCTAAGCTCCCTGCCCCTATCAGCACCGGAACCCCCGGTGCTGCGGCCCCTATTTCGGCTGCGCTGGGATCTTCGACGCTTCTCTACCCGAAGGGGTACAAGCGTTCTGAGAGAACAGACCGCGCCGCCATCGCGCTGCCGTGGCAGCGGGAGGCATATCGACAGGTGAACATCTGCGGCGAGGCGCGGTACGCGGCCACGCTGTTCGCCAATATCGCGGCCCGCGCAGAGATCGGCGTGTCGGAGCCGAACACTTTGCAGCGCAGGCCGGTCTGGGTGAACTCCGGCCCAGAGGCTGAGGTGTTCGCTGAGCTGGCCCCATCGGTGAGAGAACGGGCCAAGCTGGTTCGGGACTTCATGGCGCATTTCGTGATCGCAGGCGAGTGCTACCTGATCGCCCGTCCGAGAGTGGCGACAGACCCAGACCCGAGTTCCGAAGGCCCCATTTGGGAGGTTGTGGCTGTCACTGAGCTGCAACGCATCGGGGACGAGTGGAAAGTCCGCCACGACAACAACAACTACATCACCTTGACCAAGGATGATCCTGTTATCAGGATCTGGAACCCAGACCCGGAAAACCGACGAGAGGCTTGGTCGCCTTTCAGGTCTCTGCTCCCGACACTCCGGGAGATCGAGTGGTTCACCAAGCACATCTTCACTCAAGTCCAGTCTCGATTGATGTCGTCCGGCGTCTGGTTCATCCCCGACGACATCACCTTCCCGAAACCCCCACCGGATATGGTGGCTGGCGGGGCGGAAGCAATCGCGGGGATGAACGAGGCCGAACAGTTCATGCTGTCCCTAGCCGTATCCTCCACGCGCCTCATGGAGGGTGACGAGGTTGCGTTCCCGACAGTGGTCATGGCCGACCCGAAGGCCCTTGAAAGCGTAGACCAAAGAAAGCTGATCCAGTTCTGGTCTGAGATTGACGACAAGGCCATGATCCTTCGGTCTGACGCGGTTCGTCGTTTCTCTCTCGGGATGGATCTACCTCCTGAGCAGATCCTTGGCAGTAGCGGCCTCGCGGTGACAGGCGCAGGAGGTTCTGCCGGATCGGTGAACCACTGGGGGGTTTGGGCGAATGAGGAACAGACCATCTCAGCGCACATCGAACCGGCTCTCGACATCTTTGTCGGGTCTCTGACTTCCGCTTTCCTCCGTAGCGCGGTGGAGGGCACCGAACTCGTCCTCGCATATGACACCGCTACCCTCCGGCTTCGCCAAGACCGTTCCAAGGAGGCCATCGAGTTGTATGATCGGGGCGTCTTGAAGGCCGAGGTAATGGTCAGGGAGACGGGATTCGACCCCGAGTACGACATGATGGATGAGCAAGAGCACCGGACTTGGCTACTGAACCGGATTGCATCAGGATCAGCCACACCTGAGCAGGTTCAGGCGGCCTTCTTCCTGCTGACAGGGCACGATCTCCCTGTTCCACAGGCTGTGGACTCTGTTGTGGACGAGGGTTCCCCCAAGCTGCCCGATACGGCCAACCCAAGTCTGGAGGATCACCCGTACGAGGGGCCGCCACGGGAGCAACACGACAACTCCCCTGCCCCATTCGGCGTAACGGGGGCTGCGGCTGAGGGATTGGCGCTCCGTGCGCTGGAGAAAGCGGGGAATCGACTGCTGAATGACGGCAAGCGGGGCCGGGATCGGGACAGGATCACCCCCGCGCACTTGGCGCATACCCTGTCTGAGGGTTTGGAGCCCCCGACGTTCGACTTCTCTCTCCTGCCAACCGTGTTCTCTGAGCAATCTGCCACGTATCAAGCGGCGCTACAGGCCGCGCTGACCCGGTATTGCACGAACCTGTACCTAACAGGGGCTCCGCACTCACGGGAAGCCCTATTGAAGGAGATTGACGGGCTATGATCCACGCAGAGTATGAGGGCGTGAAGGTGGCGGGTGTCGCCTTGCTCGCTCTGGACACGGGTCGGGTGCTGTTCGCGCAAAGATCCTTTGATGAGACGGACGATCCAGAGGTTCAAGAGACTTTTGAGTTCCCCGGGGGTCACCTACAAGGTGGTGAAACCCCGATGCAGGGGGCCGCTAGGGAGTTCCAAGAGGAACTAGGCTTCCAGATCCCGTCTGACGACGTGGTGAACGGCTGGCGTACAGGCGCCTATCAAGGTTTTGTGGTTTCTGTGGATGCGGAGTTCCCTCTGGACGAATGGAAGCCCACCAAAGAGGTACAAGCGCTAGTATGGGCGAGCAAGGATGAGGCCGAGAACCTGAATCTCCGTCCAGAGGTTCAGGAGTTCGACTGGTCTTTGCTGGATGTTTCCGGAAACGAGGACACTGACATGGACGACATGGATGAAGAACCCGACATCCCACGGATGGCGCTCATTCCGGGGACTATGTACGTCCACGGCGTCCTGGCCCCCGAGAATCTGGAGTCTGGGGACGCTAGAGGGTTCAACAGCAACGCATTGACCCGCCGACCTCTCCGCTTGCCGCTCGGGTGGCAGAAAACAACGGCGAACTCCCACGATCAGGCCGTCACGGTCGGGTCTATCGACCGGATGGCCCGCATGGATGGGGCCATTCACTGGGAAGGCACCCTGCTCGACACCCCAGAGGCCGATGAGTTCACCGGACTGCTGTCGCACTTCCACAAGTACGGGGTTTCCATTGACGGAGACCAAGGTGAGTACGACATGGCCCGCTCGAAGGCCGAGGGTGCTACTTGGTTCGCCGGAGCGCGGATCAGCGGCGCCGTCAGCGTGTCCATTCCAGCGTTCGCGGAAGCCTACGTCGCTCTTGGGCCACATCCGTCCATGCCAACCGACGATTCCGGGGACGTGCTCACGGCGGGGGCTCGCGCGGAGTTTGATCGCGGCCCTGGGTGGGTGACGCACCCGAAGGAGACCTCCAGAATCCACGATTACTGGACTTCACCGGGGCAGCCGGGGTACGCAAAGATCGGCTGGGGCACGGCGGGCGATTTCCGGAGGGCCAAGGCGCTCATCGGGGAAAAGATCGCGGCCAACTCCCCCGAGGACATGCGGTACTTGAACCAGATCATTGCTCAGTGGCATTTCGATGCTCTG